TGGTGGATTTGGTTCTGGTGGAACTTCTGGTGCTGGAGGAATTGCTTTTAGTTCAGCATTCCCAGCAGTGGCAAAACCAATTTCAGTTCCTATTTCTGTTACTTCTCCCGTAGATAGTTTTACTCTTGGGAATACTACTCTTGCATCTGGACAAATTCCTAATCATACTCACAGTAGTTTGCAAGGAATTAGTGGTGGTGCTGGTGCAAACCCATTTAGTAATGCTGGAACTTTCAGAGTTGCTGGTAATACTGCTACCAGTGGAATAAACGAATTATCTGGTGGTGCTCATGGTCACCCATTTAGTGGTAGTGCAAGTGTAATAACCACGGCATCGACAACTATGGATTTGAGAGTTCAATACGTAGATGCTATAATTTGCACACTAAGCTAAATATGATATAATATTATCAATCGTTGAAAACATTATGCAAATCAAACAAGGTAGTTATTGTCCTTTAATTAAAAAGGATTGTATTGGTCTTAAATGTGCATGGTATACCCATGTTCGTGGAATGAATCCAAATACTGGGCAGGAAGTTGATGAATGGTCTTGTGCAATTAATTGGTTGCCGATGATGCTTATTGAAAATTCACAACAACAAAGATCGACAAGCTCTGCAGTGGAATCTTTTAGGAATGAAATGGTTAAAGCAAATGAAACTAATGTGAATGTTTTATCAGCAGCAGCACAAATGCTTCAAGCTTCAATTGATGACAGACACACAAGAATTCTTCCTACAGAAGTAAGAGAGGTAAACGAATGAAACTAACTGTTATTTACGACGATAAATTTATTTCAGTTGATGGGAAAGGATTGCAATTTACTGATAATTGGCCTTTTGAAGAAACTCATATTCATGCAATTCAATGGCATGATGACAATGGAGAATTAGAACTCCGTACTAGAGAACCTAACATAGAACTTACTGACGTTTCAGAAGTTCAGAAATATGCTGACTTTTTTGTTTCGGAATATGAAAAAATTAAAGCAGAAGAGGTTAGGGCAGCAGAAGAAAAAGAAAAACTTGAAATGGCAATGAGAGAGTTGGAAATGAACATTAATATGTTCAATAATACCTCAAATCTATTTGATGAAGAAGCATTGGGTGCCTTAAAATCCAGTATTGAAACATTCAATGAGGGTTCGGATTTATTTGGAGAAAATGTTGAGTTTTTTAAATCAAATGTTTCTGAAACAGATCTATCATTGCTAAAGGGATTGGAGCAAAATATTAATGCATTTAATAATTCAATACAAAATTATCAATCTAATTTAAATACTTATTTTGACCCATCAGATTCAGATTCTTCTTTATTTGATGATGATGTACCTGAGCAAATGTTCAATATATCTGAAGATATAGAAGGAATTTTTGAAGAAGAATTTGATCTTGAAAAAATTGATGATGCTTATAAATTTGATGAAGATGATGATGAAGAAGAATTAACTGAAGAAAATCAAAATGAAGACAATGAAGAGCAGACTGTAGAGGAGGAGGAGGATGATGAGTTTGACATGAGCCTTCTTGAAGATGATTTTAATATTGAAATGTTACAGGAACAATTAGATCCAGACATTAATGAAATGGAAGATCTAATTAAAAACATTTCTGATAGTGGTCTTTTAGAAGAAGATTATGAATTAGACGAAATCAAAGAAAACACTGACACTGAAAAAGTTCTATAATTTATTTTTAATTTTTAACTATGAATTCTTCATTATTGCAAAATAATTACATTGTTATTCCAGACTTTATTAATAAAAATAAAGCAATTGATCTTTCTAATGAATTTAAAAAATACGTAGAAGATAACAGGATAAATGGTGATCAGCAAGCAGTAAATTCATCTGCTAAGTATGATTATATTTCTTTCTTAGAACTTCTTTGTGAAAAAACTCCAGAAGTTTCCTCCATTATTGGAGAAACTGTTTTACCAACATACTCTTACGCTAGGGTTTATAGAAGTAATAGTATTTTAGAACCTCACGTTGATCGAAAGGCATGTGAAATTTCTATTACTTTAAATTTAAACGCTGATAAACCCTGGCCTATTTGGATTTTAACACCAAATAAAGAAAAACGTTCAGTGACTTTAAATCCAGGAGATGCAATGCTGTATCTTGGATGTGCTGCACCTCATTGGAGAGAACAATTTGATGGTGAATGGTGTAGTCAAGTATTCTTACATTATGTAAGAAGTAGAGGGCCTTATGGTAATGTTTATTTTGATAAAAAAGAATACACTGAAAATAGTCAGGTAGAAAAGAAAGTAGATATACAAACTTTTTCATCTGAACAAACTGTAGAGATTGAAAAAGAAAAAATTTCTCCAACATTAATCGTCACTCCAGATAAACCTTCATTTAAAAGTAGAATGACTTTGGATGAATATATTAAAGTGTTTTATAATGTTATTCCCGAAGAAACTTGTGACATCATTCTAGATGAATACAAAAATTCTAATGATTGGATATCAAGTAGAACTGGTGATGGAAACGTTAATAAGCACATTAGAAATTGTGATATAATTGGTATTTCACAACATGAAATTATCACTAGAAATCCAGAAATACGACAAAAAATAGATCATTTAGTATTTGAATCTGCTGGTAAAGCAGCATTAGAATATAGAAATGTATTCAATGATTGTGATGTTCAACAAGATAGTGGATATGATCTATTAAGATATGGTGAAGGTGGATATTATAGCATTCACACAGATTCATATAAAGATAATCCTCGTGCTATTTCTTGTTCTTTTAATTTGAATGATGATTATGAAGGTGGAGAGTTTGCATTCTTTGATCGAGAAGTAATTATTAAATCACCTAAAGGATCTGTAATAGTATTCCCATCGAACTTCATGTATCCACACGAAATTATGCAAGTTACAAAAGGAACTAGATATTCAATTGTTACTTGGTTTGTTTGAAATGATTGAAGATCATATTGACTTTATTGGAATATATAAAAATTCTATAGATAAAACTACTTGTAATGAAATAGTTGATACTATTGAAAGATATATTCAAATGAGATCAAAAGATAATTTTATTCTAGGTGAAACTCAATTTGAAAACTCTGAATTTAGTAGAAAGGATTATGCTATCAATGGATTAGCAGAACTTCCATTCGAATCTCATATAATTCAAAAAGCATTGGATATTGGGATGTATTCTTATGCATCTCATTATTTTACAGTCAAACAACTTGTCGCTTCTTCTAATGAAGTAAAAATACAATGGACACCACCAAGGGGTGGATACCATTATTGGCATTGTGAACAATGTAATTTACCAACATCATCCAGAGTTCTTGCTTGGATGATCTATTTAAATGATATACCTCAAAACGAAGGAGAAACTGAATTTATTTGGCAAAAGTTGCGGGTAAATCCAGAAGCTGGTAAACTATTAATATGGCCAGCGTCCTTTACTCATACTCATAGAGGAAATCCAGTTTATTCCTGTAATAAGTACATTGCCACTGGATGGTACACACTTGATAATTAATTTTTAAAACTATGGCACTCTCTAAATCTGTTGAAGAATCATTGAAAGAAGCGGAGGCATCATTAAGAAATGCACTTTCGTATGCTGCACGACAAGAAAAACCTTTTATTGGTAAACATATCGCTAATATGATTTCGGAAATTGATAATCTTATCAAAACTGATGAACTTATTGATAAACTTGAAAATCGTATGAAAGGTGATAGTGGTAAATGGGGACCGTTTGGAGTATAACTTATGAGAACCACACCGTGGTGTATAATGCCATGGACATATCTTGAACTTTGGCCAACTGGAGAAATAACCCCATGCTGTGGTAGTTATTACAGTTATGGGAATATAAAAGAAAAAAGTCTTGATGTAATTTGGAATGATGATCCAATAAAAAAATTAAGACTTCAAATGTTTGAAGATAAAATGCCAGAAAGTTGTCATGGGTGTAAATCCATGGAAGATCTTGGTAGTGAAGATAGTCTCAGGTTTCGTTATAATAAAAAATTAATTTCTGCATTTAATGATGTTGATAAAATAACAAATCCTGATGGATCAGTAAATCAAATTAAATTTAAAGGTTGGGACTTTAAAATTAGTAACAAATGCAACTTTAATTGTAGAATGTGTACTCCCTGGCAGAGTAGCAATATTAATGAAGAGAATAAAAAAATTCCAGGATATGATGTTGTTGGTGATAAACCACTATCCATCACTGATTACTTTAATATTGATGAATTTGTTCAAAAATATGCAGATCATTTAGAATTAATACAGTTTGCTGGTGGCGAAACGCTAATCATGCAAGAACAATATAATGTTATAAAAACTTTAATTGAAAAGAAAAAGACTAATATTAAACTTGAGTACAATACAAATCTATCAATATTATCTTTAAATAATCTAAACATAATAGATTATTGGAGAAAGTGGACACCAGAAAAATTATTAGTTCAAGCCAGTATAGATGAAATTGGAGATAGGGCAGAATATATACGTAAGGGAACAAAGTGGAAAACTATTGATGAAAATTTAAAATTAATTTCCAAAGAGAAATTCCTAAGATCAACTAATACTGTTGTTGGATCTTTTAATGTCTTTAGACTTCCCGAATTAATTCAATATTTGACTGACATTGAATTTATTTCTGAAAGGTTTGACTACAGAAATTTTGATTTAGTTCTGGAAATAGGTGTTTATAGTGTAAAATCACTATCATATGAGTTTAGACAGAGAATAAAAACAAAATTATCAAAATTTGTAGAAAATTATAATAAAAAATATTCAACTGATATTAGTGAAAGATTTGTTCATATTATTAATGCCATGGATGAACCACAGGATCTGGATATTGCAATAGAATATTTAAAAGAAACATTTAAGCGTGATAAAATTAGGAATGAAAACACTTTTAGTATTATTCCTGAGTTAAATGATATTAAAAGAACGGTTAAAGAATATATAATTAAGAACAATATTAAGAAATTGTAATACAAAAATAAAATAATAATTAAGAAATCGAGCATTGTTAGTAAATAATGTTAGAATATACTCACAATCAATCGAGGTATTAATGACTCATTCTTTTCATTCTAAAACAAAAATTAATAAAGATCCTAATCTTTCAGAAGAAGAATGGAATGAATTAGTTGCTCTCAAAAATGCAATAAATCAAAATCCAGCATCTGTTCACCCAGAAAAAATGGAACTTTTTACTGAACTTTTGGTTCGTTCTCTTGAAGGGAAATGTGATCCACTGCCACCAAAACAGTGGAGAGGTAATTCTTTATCCGAATAAATTAATACATAATAATAAAGATCTTTTAGATAAATGAAAGACGACAATTATTACAGTTTATTTCCCGATCAAAGACCCCATTATTCTATAGATCCATTAGATAAAATTAGAGAAAATGTTAAAATTTTATGTTCATCACTTAAAAGAGATTATGTGAGAGAAACTAAAAGATTTTCATCTAGAATGATAAAACTGAATATTGATGTTGAAAAACATGAACAAAATTTAAAAGAAATTGAAAATGATGAAGTAAACTTTATCATAGATGAAGGTAACAAATACTATAAAGTAGTTCAGATTTTTCCTGATAATAAATCTAAAGTTCATTGTTTTGTTGATATTGATAGTGGAGATGTATATAAACCACAATCTTCAACATCAGCATCTAAAAAGGTATTTTTTAACCTTGAGAAGTGTATAAAAATCTGTGATTGGAGAGGTTATTATCTTAAAGATGTGCCAAATGATTGAGTGTCCACTGCCCCTTGACGGGGCATTTTTTATGTTGTATATTATGGGGGTAAATCAAACACATCCATGATTTCTCTTCCAAACTTTGCGGAATTTGCTGAGAGTGTCAATTCTGAAGAAGAACTGACCGAAAAAAACTATTGTGATCAACAACCTGTCACAATGGAGTTTACTTTTGAAGAGCATGATCTTCTGAACTCTATTCTGTGTCATGCTATTGATGGAATGGATCTTGCCATTTCCTGCATTTATGACTTGCCAGAAAACTCTGAAATCCGACAGCGTTATGAAATGCTTGAACACATGAAAAACCACTCATATTCACTCTGGGCAACCCGATTTGGTAACTGATTATGAAACCCACTACTGATATTGCTACTATGATTGGCGCTGCCTTTGGTATTATTGTTGTTGCCGTTGCTGGATTGCTTCTGGAAGCATGGGTGCTCGGCATCATTCTATCTTGGTTCAGTGTGACTTTGACATTTTGGCAAAACTTTCTTATTATTCTTCTTGCCAACGCAATCTTTAAGAACTCTGGAGGTTCTTCTAAATGAAACCTATTCTTGCTATCGTAGGTGGTGTGGTTGGGTTTGGTGCTCTCGTTTGGGGAGTTGCCTACCATGAACTCATCTTCACCTCATTCTTTGCTCCTAAGTTTGAGAATGTTCGGAGGAACACTTTTGAACAATCAAAGTCATTCCGAACTGGTGCTGTTCAAGAACTGCAAAATATGCAGTTTGAATATATCAAGGCAGCACCTGAACATAAAGCAGCACTGGCAGATGTAATTCGTCATCGTGCTGCCGAAGTTCCTGCTGATGCTATGCCTGCTGATCTTCAATCCTTTATCTCCAATCTTCCTCAGTGATTATGAAAACCCTTGTCTCTTTTGCCACACTTGCTATTCTTGGTGTGACATTGACTGGATGTATTGAAGAAAATTCTGATAGTGCTCAACGAGAACAACAAGAACGTATTCTTCGTGAAGGTACATCACAAACTGGTATGCCTGCTATCAAGAACTTCCGTGAACGCAAACTGATGAAGCAAATCATTGAAATGCGTGATCAAGATGGTCTGGTGACTTATACTTACACTGTTCCTGAAACTACTGGTCGTCCAGTGTTTCTGTGTAACTCCATTGGTTATGGTCTTCCTGCTGCTACTCAATATACCAATCCCGAAAAAGTAGAGTATCAGGGAACAACTCTTCCACAGGCAGATCCTAATGGTCTGTTCTCTCCTAGTAGTGCAGAAGGAACTTGGGTGATGTGTTCTGATCCTAGTGGTAATGGTAAGACCCGACCAGTATATGTTGAACCTCGTATTATTGTTTCTCCCTTCAAACTCTGATTATTATGCAACAAGATAACACTGCTCGTAATGCTCTGATTGTTGGAGCAGCATTCCTAGTCTCTCTGTTTGTGATTAGTTCTGTTGTTGGACCACTCTATAATGTGTGGGCACAATCTCTTGACGGTAAAGCAGAACTTCAAAAAGCAGAATATACCAGACAGGTTGCTGTTCTGGAAGCACAGGCAAAGAAAGATTCGGCACAACAACTTGCCGATGCTGAAGTCATCCGTGCTCAAGGTGTTGCCAAGGCAAACCAAATCATTGGTAATAGTCTGAAAGATAACCGTGAGTATCTTCAGTACCTGTATATCACTGGTCTTGAAGAAGGTGCTAACAAAGGTAACGTGACCATTTATGTTCCCACAGAAGGTGGAATGCCTGTACCTACTCTCCAAATGAACAAGTAATTATTATGGCAACCTGGAAAGCAGACGTATTTGTTAATTCTCAAGTTGGTAGGATTACTACAGAAGTTCAAGCATCAACTTTTGGTGGAGC